CTAACCTCAATGAACAAAGGATGAAACACGACTTCGAGTTTTGGGCATATACCTGTGGCAAGATACAGGATAAGATAAGCAAAGAACAGATCCAGTTCAGGCTTAATAAGGCTCAAAGGAAACTCCTGGTAGAACTTGAGGATATGAGGCTGAACAATATCCCTATAAGAATTATATTGCTTAAGGCACGACAATGGGGAGGCTCAACTATGGTTCAGTATTACATGGCCTGGATACAGACACAACATAAGAAAAACTGGCACTCAGCCATTATTGCAGATGTAGAGGACCAGGCACGAAACATAAGGGGAATGTATACTACCCTGGCAAGGGAATACCCCAAAGCTGTAGGGAGCATCACCTTTGAAGCATTTGAAGGAAGTACTAAGAACAAAAGGATTGTTGAACGTAACTGTATTGTAGGTGTAGGGTCGGTACAAAAACCTGACAACCTCAGATCATTTGACTTTGCTATGAGCCACCTGTCTGAGGTTGGATTATGGAAGTCAACAGCACAAAAGTCTGCAGAAGATCTTGCCCAATCCATAAGAGCAACAATACCCAATGAACCTTATACCCTGGCTGTGATGGAGTCAACAGCTAAAGGTGTAGGTAACTTCTTTCATAGAGAATGGATAAGTGCTGTAAACAAAATATCCGATTATCGCCCTGTCTTTGTTGCATGGTGGGAGATAGAAATATACCAAAGACCTATCTTAGATTATACCAAGTTTATAAGATGGGTGTTCCGTAAAGGGAATGAGTATGCACAATTCCTATGGGAACTGGGAGCTACCCTGGAGGGTATTAACTGGTATATTAGGACAAAGAAAGGTGAAGGGTACGATGACTGGCGTATGAACTCCGAATTTCCTTCAACCCCGGAAGAAGCCTTCCAGTCAACAGGAAGAAGGGCCTTTGCACCGGTATATGTCCAGAAAGCAAGACAGAACTGCAAGGAACCTGAAATCATCGGAGATTTAGATGCTGACTCACACTTCGGACCAGATGCCTTGAAGAATATAAGGTTTGTCAAGAATCCTGCAGGGGAACTATGGATATGGTCATTGCCTGACAAATCACTCAATATCCCTAACAGATATCCGGTGTCTGTAGATATCGGGGGAAGAACTAAAGATGCAGACTGGTCTGTTATCCGGGTAATTGATAGATACTGGATGATAGAAGGAGGCAAGCCTGAGGTAGTTGCTACATGGAGAGGACACCTTGACCAGGACCTTGTTGCATGGAAGGCAGCACAGATAGGATGGTTTTATAATAAAGGTATAGTTGCTATTGAAGTAAACTCCTTGAGAACCGAAACGGAAGGAACGGAAGGTGAACACTCACTTACAATACTCGATGAGATAAAGGACTACTACCCTAACCTGTATGCAAGGACAGATCCCGAAAGAGTAAGGGAAGGAATACCTGCAAAGTATGGATTTCATACTAACCTGTCAACTAAGCCAATGGTCATAAACCTGATGAACGCTGTACTAAGAGAGGAAGGATATATAGAAAGAGACTCCAGGGCTTGTGATGAGATGGATATGTACGAGATAAAACAGAATGGTACACTGGGAGCAGTGGATGGAGGACATGATGATATAGTCATTACTACAGCTATTGACCTTTGGATAGTTCTCAGATACCTGCCACCACCAAAGATAGTAACCAAAACTTCGACTTCAGCCAGTGTTAAAAAGGTACAGTCTGAAGCCAGTTTTTAAATATAGGAAGTCATGTTTGGAATAAGAAAACTGAAAAGAGAAAATAAAGAACTAAAGGAATTAGCAAATTCCTTAATGAAGGATATCAAGGACAGAGATGAAAAACTGGATATCCTTGCTAACGAACCGGAGTCCATGAAGGGACAGATTATAAAGTTTGATTGCAGGTTTAAGAGGCAGTTCAAAAATGCTTATTGGTATGGGGCAAGAAACATTAATGCTCATGGACTTGGTATAATGGAAGTCTTTGAGGAGCCTGTAAGGGATGCCCCGGGAGCTTCAAAAATTAGCATGAAATTACAGATACCGGCTGAACTATTGTGTTCTAACCTTACACCTGAGAATATAGCAGGGATAGTCAAAAGAAGTATAGCTGACAAACTTATAGAGATACTTGATGAGAAAGATCATATTGAAATAAAGTTTGATCCTGACAGGGATGATCTATTAGTAGGAGAATGTATTACATACCTATTCAATATTAAAAGCCTAAGGAAGTTTGCAGAAGGTATAAAAAAGGGGACCTATGAATTACGCTAAGGAAATATTGCTAAGGATCCGTCTTGACTGGCAGGAATGGATTGCCTACAAAAGACAGCAATGGTCGATCAATAGAGAAACCAAATTGCTGAATAGGACAATAAACAAAGCCAGGGAGTTCAATCGGCAGGATGGCAAGACTTATTACATAATGAAAGCAAGTGACGGTAATTTCTATGCCCTGGACAAAGGACTAATAAAAATCTTTGAAAAGTTAAACCTTATTGAAAAGATGAGATACACTGAAAGACTTGCCAAGTGCTATGCTATTGTAACCAGCAACGATTATATCCAAAGGCAATATACTCAAATTAAGTTAAGAATGGAGAAGAAGGAAGGCGATAAGAGGACATATAAAGACTTTAGTAAGGATGAGTAAGTATAAACAATATTATTTACAAACATAAAAACGACTTTGATATGAGCATAGTGAATAAAGTACAACTGATAGGCAATGTAGGAAACGATCCCGATGTGAAATATCTGGATAGTGGTAAGGTAGTGGCAAACTTCCCCCTTGCCACTAATGAATCCTATATGAGCAAGCAGAATGAAAAGGTAACGGAAACAGAATGGCACAACATTGTCATGTGGGGAAACCTTGCGAAGGTAGCAGAAAAGCATATCACCAAAGGTATGCTGATAGCTGTTGAGGGCAGGATAAAAACCCGGTCCTGGGAGGATGATAAAGGTAATACTCATTACAAGACGGAGATAATGGTCGATGAGATGAAGATGCTGTCAAAGGCCCCTTCCAAAGATCAACCGGCAGAAGATATAGAGGAGGATAATCCCTTCTGAAACATAATGTTTAACAAACACATAGAGACATGAAAAAGTTAATTAAAAGTAAATGGTTTTTGATCCTTATTGCTCCGTTAATTGGAGTATTCGGATTATGGTCGCTTTCGTCAACTGCAGGGTTCCCCCTGTGGATCTTGCTTATAGGATTGTTTATTTCCTGTATAGTATCATTATGGCACATAGTTGATAATGACGTAAACCTGTTGAACCCGAAGCATTTTTTCAAAGGTAAATGGTTCCTAATACTTATCGGGCCGATACTTGGAATACTGGGATTATGGTCTGTCATATCAACAGGTGCATTACCTCTTGCCCTGTTCGTGTTGGGGTTTATGGCATCCTGTTTAGTATCAACATGGCATATACTCGACAATGATGTGGTAGTATATGATAGTAAACTAAGATAATAACCTTTAAAAACAACGAGAAATGGGAACTAATTATATACTGATATTCATTGTTATTGTTCTTGCCTTTGTACTGTTTTATATGATTTACAAGACAGCGAACAAGAAAAAAGACGATAAAGAATTTAATGAGGGTACTGGGGGAGGAACTACTGTCAATGAAGATGATCCTGGAAAACAGGACACAAATCAATCTGTTGAAAGCAGATAGTGTTGAGTGTATTCCGGGGTATGGGCCTAAGGGTCCAGGAGGAACCGTCCGGAGATGTAGGACTTCGTAAAACATTCAACTCCGTCAGGAATTTGTCGGGAGTAGCCTGACTAATATGTGAAATACCTGGATAAAGACCAGGCAACAGCTTTTTACCAATTTTAGCTGCTACACATGATGCCCCGGAACACTATCTATTATTCGCAAATAAAGTAAGAAACTATGAGAAAACATAATGATCCTGTTAAGCACTGTACTCTGTATAAGGAATTAGGCTGCAGCTTTGTAGATGATCCTTATTGTGACTTCCCTGAATGTTCAATGTATAAAGAATATGAAGTTAAAAAATCTTCCAGCGAATCCCGTCCAAAGACAATAGCCTTTGATTTTGATGGTGTTATTCACAAATACCGTAAAGGATGGCAAGATGGATCAGTCTATGATGAAATTGAGCATTCCGTATTAAAGGTAATAAAGAAATTGCTTGAAGAAGGCCATTCGGTGTTCATTATGTCAACCAGGTCAAAGAGACAAATCAAGCGGTTCTTTGACTCTTTTATAGTAGAACACGAGATCTTTGGGATGGAATTTAAAGAGAATACTCTAATCCCCTTTGATTATAAAATTATTCCTGCACGAAGAAAATTCTGGAGCAAGAAGTATGTTCTTGGTATTTGCAACCACAAAGTTGTTTTTGATGTATTGGTTGATGACAGGGCAATCAACTTTGATAATAATAAGATCGATACCCTTATGCAAGAGATCCTTGATTTTAAACCCTCAGTATATCCCCTTCATTAACAATGATACACCAGGTAATAAGAAATAAGAAACAACTGCATGATCTGAAAGAACTACTTGATCAGGAACGGTTGCCTTTTAAGATTACTTGGCAGACTATCTATCCTATCAGGACACTTGACAGTAATGATTATCTATGGGCTGTTGTTTACACAACCATTGCAGAGGCTACAGGACAGTCCCCTGAAGAAGTGCATGAAGGATATAAGATAAAATACAACTTCAGGTTTGACCTGGAATACAACACTGAGACAAAACGGATGGAATGGATAACAGGTGTAGGATCCACAACAAAACTCGATATGCAGGAAATATGGAACTACATACTCAAGGTTCGTGCTGATGCTGAACTGGAACTGGGTGTTGTAATACCTATGCCAAATGA